TCTTCCCGTAGTCGGCGGGATTCTCGTTTGCCGATGCAATGGTCTGGCCATAACCACATGAGAGTAGCGGGTGGGTCTACACACAAGCTACTTGTATATGGCTGGTTACTCAACCAGACCACGCCCCCACCATCAGACCGATGCAGGTATGCCCACGCCGTGGCCCGGCAGTGGACGGCATTCAATGACCAATTGGGCAGAACATACCTGTCTGATTCTGGTAGGTCACCCATGTAGCTAATGGCTATTGCATCTCTGGTTGTTGCAGGTGGGGATGTAGCCATTCCACAGTTAGAACATACCCCATTGCTTAATAGTATCACCCTACACTTAGGACATAGTAGCTTTATGTGCCCTTTGGGGTAGTGTACGGCAATCGGATGGTTGTTCATTTGGTCCCTCGTTATTGGTTGAACTATCCAGCTATGGAAGCATACAGCACAATCCAAGGATTGCAAGTCAAGAGAACAAGTCAAACTCATACCCGACCGCATGTACGTGGTCCATTGGCCGATAGGTATCATGCAGTGTACGCCCGTCGTCTGTCACAACGCGGGCACGCTTGTAGGCCGAGCAGGACGCATAGAACTCCCAACGGGCTTTCAATGCCTCTGGAGTTTGGCTACTCGGTAAGAGGTGTATTTCGTGTTCTCGAAAGTCGTGATAGGTCACAAGTAGGTGGGCTACCATGCTCTCTCCTGTTGTTGATTAAACTGTCCAATGCTGAAGTCTAGCATGCTCCGGCCACTTTGCAAGCCGACCGGCTAATAGAATATGGAATAGGTGAAGATCGGCCAGAATACCGGGCCTACGCCGCCGATGGCCCGCCAATGCGTTGGTTGGGGCAAGGTCCGCCAATACCTATTGGACCATCGGAACGCAACAGCGACGAAGCTAGGGCCATCGGGGTTGTAACGATTAGGTAAGATGAGTAAGCTAGGCAAGATAGTACTAGACTAATGGGGGATATGCACCAGACAACGGGCATATCGGGGCAACGGGTCGTACTGTGTACTATCTACCTATACACTACACGGAAGTGGGGAGACGACGTTTTGCTGTAGTCAATGTGATGACAGGGGCAGCACAACCTGTCATCACACCGATAACAGATCGGCCTATCCGGCCCCTGCCAATACACAGCCATGCATGCACATACTTAGTGGGGTGTTTATATTAAACCGTGCAACAATCGACTCGTATCGTGCAAGCGTAAGTACATGAGGTATAAGTACTTATTGTTCTAGGGGGCCCCAAAAGCTAAAAAACTCGAAACCCGATCCGGCCAGGGGGCCCTTTCGGTATAAGTATAGGACCACCTCTGCCGACACGGTGATATATCAGCAGAAGTGGTTACCCCACTTTTGGAAACAGTACCCTGCTATGTAGGGAACCTATCCCCCGTGGTTTCCCGTATCAGACCAAACATTCCATACATAGAGTAAAAGCTCCCTGACGGCTGAGAAATCGCTAAAAAGGGAAAAGGGGTAAAGCTGTGCAATGGGAAGGAAAATAGGGGGGTAAGTAGAATATATATATATACTATCTATATATTCTATCTCTATACTCTCTCTTAACTTATGTCGGGGGGTTTGAGGGCACCAGACTCTTCCCCGTATCAAAACAAAAACATATGCAAGATTTTGTTTTTAGCGGTCTGATGCCGAGTGGGGTAGGGTTAGACGCTTCTGGGTGGAAAGCACCTATTAGAGTTGTGTTTCTATTCCAAATCCACTTGGCCGTGTGAAATCGCACCACCAGTATATACTAATGACCCCCCGTCACCCATCTCTCATTGAAACAAAGGCTTTGTTTTGATACCAAGTATCCTACGTGTGGGCCAACCACCTGTTGGAGAATCGACGCTTTTGGAGGAGTTACGTCAAAAGTTCAGGTTCCAGGGCGAGCTTTCGTCCTACCGGCCAATGGTGGGGATTTCGAAGTCGTTTCTCCGCTTCGGGCGTGCGTGAGGATTTTGCTTGACAAAGCTACATTGGTCTGCTATACTACTGAAATACGAATCAACGAGGTGCGTTGATCTTTGTGACACCACTAGATTTTTGGAGATGATATGAGATTTTGGTTTTTTATTGCTATTGTGGCTTTTTGGATTGTGGTTGCTTTTTTGAGCTGTCGGGCTTCAACTTCGGCGGCAGAGGGCTTCCCGCCCAACGAGATTGACGCCGACGGGGGCTACGTGCGCGTCACCTTGCCTTGTGGCTGCGGCGGTATGATTGTCTACGTTCCAGGAAGCTGCGAGTGCTTCGACAAGAAGTTTTACCCGGACGTGGCCAAAGTTCTGGACGACGTGTACGCTTGGGTCGAAAAGAACGGATCTGAGGGAAGCCAGAAACTCATTGGCAAGTATGAGACAATTACGCTGACCTGCGGCTGCCGACTGCACGTCTACATTCCCAAAAGCTCTGGATGCCTTGGAAAGAAGTCGCCCGAGCTGGAAAAGCTGCTGGGCGAGCTTTACCGGATTGTCAAGCAGCATGAAGACGCTGATGGTTCCAACTGAGGGCACTAGTTGACAGGACTCACCACGAAGGGAAGATAAGCAATGCCTGGACCAGTAAGTGACAGCTATGATCCCGAGTTTGGAACCGGAGATAATGCAGCCTCAGTCCGCGAGGCTGTTCAGGATGCGTATGCCAAGCTAACAAAGATCATAGGCGTAATTCGCCCTATATACATTGTAGATTTGGCCAAAGCTGACCTACCACGGATAATCCAAGCAGAATTAACGGAGCGTGAATGGAGAATCTTGCGTTTTTGTTGTGAACGAGCAGAAGAATCTTTGTAATACGGGTCTTATAAGTTCGTGACTCACTCGGGAGCGACCAATGCGATGCGTGATTGAAGGATGTGGTAAGAAGGCGACCTGCCGGGGGCTGTGCCACGGATGCTACATCACCGCTCTCCGGCTGGTCCAAGCTGGGGAGGCCACTTGGTCTGCTCTGGAGGCGGCCGACCCACCACTTGCCGGGCCGATGATGCGGCATCCGAACGCCTTCGCAGCGGCGTACTCCAAGCAGCAGCCCCGACTGGCTGACCTTCCAGGACAAATGAGTCTTTTACCAGAGGAGAGCGAGTAATGACTGAGCAAGAAATTAGCGATGTGGTAATGGCTTATGCCACAGGTGCTACCATCCAGGCTGTGCGGAAGGCATCAGCAGATGACTTATGGTGCAGCATAGCTAATCCTCCGAGTTGGAACTTCGAGGACTATGACTACCGAATCAAGCCGGAGCCACCCAAGCTGATGGAACAGTGGATCAACGTGTACACTGACCATGTTAGTGCTCCATATGATACAAAGGCGAATGCTGATGAGGGTGCTAGCGTTGACCGCATTGCGTGTAAGCATCTTCGGGAGGTAACAAATGACTGAGAAAGAAATCATTGATGTTGTTACGGCATTTAAGGATGGTAAGCCCATCCAGGTTAGCGACAGAGGCCTACGGGGATGGGTTGATATACGCAGGCCTGCCTGGGACTTCTGCAATTTGGACTACCGTGTTAAATCCGAGCCACCCACACCGCAAGAGATTTGGGTGAACACGTATTCTTGTGGCCTCGGCCTAGATGCTTACGATACAAAGTATGAGGCAGATGAGAATGCCACTGTTAGTCGGATTGCGTGCAAGAAGTTTCGGGAGGTGCTGGACTGATGTGCAAGTACCCTGGCTGCAACGAGACAAAGCCGCTCTCAAGAGGTCTTTGTGCCAAGTGCTACAGCCGAGCGTACATTCAAGTACGTAGAGGACGGACAACCTGGGAGGAGCTTTTCAGTACAAACTTCGTAGATTTGAACCGGCTAAGCACTTCTACAACTGAGCAGCGTAGCCAGCGAATGCTTGCTACTTGTGCTCAAAAGCGGGAACTAGGGGTACGGATGGGTCACGCCAAGAAGCCCAGCCTCGCTGACCTCGACAACCAGATGATTGACACACTGTACCCTCCAGGGTATAATGGCATGGTGGAGGAAAGTCAAGATGCCGTTCAAGAGTGAAGCACAAGAGAAGGCCATGTGGGCCAATGCCCCCGACGTGGCGAGGAAGTGGGCTGACCAGTATGGAAGCCTACTGAAGAAGAAGGCAGACAGGAAAAAGAAGTCCTTCAAAAAGAGGGATAAGTAGTGGCAGCTACTGACTACCAAGAGTTTGCGAAGCGGGCAAAGTCCGTGCTCTGGCGGCAGGATCAGGGCAAGGACAAACCGCACTGGGATCGGTGGAAGGCTCGCATTGAGTTTCTCAACTCCCCGGCCGGTGGCGGCTTCACCAAGCCACAGGCCATCATCCGAGCGTCGAAAGAGTTCCCCTGTCTGCAACGGTTGTTCCGAGAGTACGACGTGAGCAGCTACGATCCGACGCCGGACTCTCACCCGCAGTTGGTGATGAAGAAGGACATTGAACCCACCGGCACATTGGCCGACGTGCTCTGCGAGAACATCAAGCAGTCATACCGAGAGTCCCTTCAGTGGGCAATCGAGGCTGCTGGTCAGTACCAGCGAACAGGAAAGAAGCCGCTGAGCTGTCCATGTGATACAGCCTACTACCTCTACCAGCAGGCCATCACCGAGCCGAAAGACTTCCTTGGCCGCGTTGGGCAGATCGAGTCGAAGGGTGTTGGGGAGTCGGCTGAAGACAAGGATGCTCGTCGTGCAGGGAAGCGTTCCATCAAAGAGATCGAGCTTATGCTAGAAGGAATGTTATCCGATGACGGTGAGTGAACTAATCGAAAAACTCTCTAAGTTGCCTGTGGACGCTGCTGTTGTCCTCAACGAAGATGGTACTGTTCCAGTGTGCGGAGTTCAGACAGCTACGCTGCACAGAGGGTTCTCGACGGAAACAGTGGTATGGGTAGATTGCTAGTAAACGGAGGTCGATGACAATGACAGTCCTTGAACTAATCAACAAGTTGCTGCATCTACCACCAGAGGCAACTGTGAGCGTTTCGGAATACTCAGGTTATCCTGGAAGTGAGTGTGTTCAGATTTACCAGTCCTTCAATGAAGTCTTTATTCAGGGCGATAAGTGAAGTTCCTCCCGTCTCGCCTACTCCCTGACAAGAGCGGCCTCGCCCAGACCACGCTTCTGGACCGCGAGGAGTTCTGGCCTGCTCCGGTGGCCATGCCGTTCACGGTTCGCTGTGTTCGGACGGCCAGAGACCTTGACAGTCTAATGGAAACCGTGTGGTATAGCCCTTGGTTTTCGTTCGACACTGAGACCACCCATGTCCGCCCACGCTGGGCCAAACTCGTTGGTATGTCCTTCTGCTGTAGCGACCGAGAGTCATGGTATTTGCCCATCCAAGCCCACCACTCGGAGCCCTGTCTTGGTGCCGACTTGGTGCTTCCGTACATCAGAAATCTGCTCGAACGACCAGATAACCAGATAATCGGGCAGAATCTAAAGTATGACCTAATTGTGGCACGTAACCACGGTATTCACGTGCAAGGTGTCAGTTTTGACACCTTAATTGCCAGCTACTTACTCGATGCTGGGTCGCGTCGGCACGGTCTGGACCTGTTGGCAGCCAAGTATTTGCAATACAAGACCACGAAAATCACCAGTTTGATTGGCCAGGGCAACACCGGTGTCAACATGCGGGATGTTCCGCTGTCTTGCATCGCCCCCTACGCCGCAGAAGATGCCTGGGTCGTGGCCAAGCTGGCTCCGATTCTCTACCAGAAGGCCGAGGAGCAGGGTGTTCTTCCGCTTTTGCGGCATGTCGAGATTCCATTGATCGAAGTGCTGGCCGAGATGGAGTACAACGGCATCTTCGTCGATCAACTCAAGTTGGATCGGCTACGAGAGGAGTATGCTGCCAAGATTCAGCACAGCTTGGCTGAAATCAAGCTCCGCACTAACGACGATTTCAACCCCGATTCGCCGATCCAGATTCGTGAAGAGCTGTTCGAGAACCTTGGTCTGTCCTCCGTGAAGCTCACCGAGACCGGGGCGGCGAGCACCGACGCGGCCTCGCTCAAAGAGCTGGGTAAAGAGCACGAGCTGCCCAAGATGCTGTCAGAGTATCGGCAACTTGTGAAGCTCAACGGCACCTACGTCGCCGCACTGCCGGAGCATGTCTTCCCAGAGACCTCCAGGGTCCACTGCTCGTTCAACCAAGACGTGACGGCGACCGGCCGACTGTCGAGCAGTGACCCGAACATGCAGAACATTCCGGCCAAGACAGAAGCCGGGCAAGAAATTCGTTCGCTGTTCATCCCGCCGCCCGGCAAGCTGCTCGTCGCGGCCGACTATTCGCAGATCGAGATTCGAGTATTGGCCCACTACTCCCAAGACACACGACTAATTGAGGCGTACCAAAATGATGAGGATATTCACGCCATTGTCGCTTCACAGGTGGGAGGCGTACCGCTTGAGGAAGTCACCGACGGTATGCGAAAAGCAGCTAAGGCTATCAACTTTGGAATCATCTACGGTCAAGGACCAAACAAACTCGCTGCCACCCTCGGTATCACACGAGAGCAGGCCAAACAGTTCATCGAACAGTATTTCGTGACCTACCCCACCATCCGCAACCTAATCAAGAAGTTGATCGTTAAGTGCGGCCGATGCGGCTACGCTGAGACCCTTCTTGGTCGGCGGCGGTACATCGACGGAATTGACGCTCCCGACTATGAGACCCGTGGATCGGCTGAGCGTATGGCCGTCAACACGGTGATTCAGGGGTCTGCCGCAGACATTATCAAGCTAGCCATGCTCGAAGTCAGCAAGGCCATTGCAGCCGGGCGGTTGGACGCGAAACTGCTGCTACAGGTACATGACGAGTTGGTGTTCGAGGTGCCGGAGGACAAGCTGGCTGAGTCTTGCCAAACCATAGAGGAGATAATGGTGAGTGTCGTTGATTTAACCGTACCGATGAAGGTGGACGTTGAATACGGCCCGTCGTGGTCGGAAAAGAGACTCTATGGAAAACCAGAAGAAGATAACCAGCCACTGCGATCAGTGTCAGGAGCCCCTGGGATATAGTTGTTACCGCAGCCCGGAGGGTGTTGCTAAAGCACTAATGCGGGATTTGTACACGTCATACTCGGCAGGAAGTAACTTCCTGTTTTTCTGCTCAAGGAAGTGCCAGAGGAAGCATGAAGGTAAGGACGCCGTTTAATCATCTGGTGCCAAAAGACATGGTGGAGAATCTTCGCTGGCGGGCGAAGATCTACCAAACTGTTCTAGATAGGCCAGAGTACGCTGAGGTCCTCAAAGAGGCATGCTCCGAAGACCCTGTATTTTTTGCTAGTGGATTTTGTTATACGCAAGACACGCGACGTGAGCCGTTCAGTAAGCTTCCATTTGTTCTGTATCCCTGCCAAGAGGACATGCTGCTAGAGGTTATTCGTGCTGCTAATAGTCACGATCTGCTCATCGAGAAAAGCCGCGACATGGGGGCGTCGTGGGTCAACCTTACGGCCATTCTTTGGGTATGGCTATTTAGGCGGGACAAGATGATTCTGGTTGGTTCACGCAATGACGAATATGTTGATAAGGGGGGAAATCCAAAGGCCCTCTTTTACCGCTTAGACTACCTCTTAGATACACTGCCAGTATGGCTTCAACCAGTGGGATATAGCAAGGTACAGCACAGATCCAGAAACCACCTTGCGAATCCTGAGAGCGGTAGTGTAATTGACGGGGAATCAACAACAGAGAATTTTGGAACAGGTGATCGTCGATCTATAATTCTATTGGACGAGTTCTCTAAAGTAAAAAATGGACACGAAATAGTCGCTTCTACACAAGCAGTTGGACCATGCCGTATTTTTAACGGTACGCCATTTGGTGTCAATAACGCCTTTTATGAGCTTACGCTGAAGCCAGATATTGCTCGTGTTCGACTACACTGGACCCAGCATCCGATCAAGGCCCTTGGTCTATATAAAAAAGTCAATGGCAAATATGTAGCAATCGACGAAAAATACTGGAGCGACGTTGATGACCCCGAAGCGGAAATGCTTCGGTTTGACCAAATGATAATCGATAGGGGAGTTCCCCTACCGGAATCCAAAGAACGAAGCCCGTGGTACGCCGAGGAGTGTAAGCGAGCCATCAGTGCTGCGTTGATTGCACAAGAGCAGGACATTGACTATCTGGGTAGTGGCCATCAGTACTTCTCGTCCGTGGCCGTCAACGAGACCATCCGCAAGTATGCCCAGCCAGCCTTTTTGGTTGGCGATCTCGACTACGACTTCCAGACCGGCGAACCTATTCGATTCCGAGAGCACGAGAAGGGCTGCTTGCGATTATGGTTGACTCTCGACGCCGTGGGGAAGCCGTCCATCGGCGAGCATAAAGTAGCCATTGGGTGCGACATATCGGCGGGCACCGGGGCCAGCAACTCTTCGGCATGTGCTTGGGATGACCTCACCAACGAAAAGCTGGCTGAGTTCGTTAGCCCCTCTATTAGGCCAGAAGCGTTTGCAGTTTATGCGGTTGCGTTAGCCAAGTGGCTAAATAAAGCCCAGTTGATCTGGGAGGCTAACGGCCCCGGCAGCCAATTTGGAGCCCGCGTCGTCGAGATCGGGTATGGAAACATCTACCTCCGCAAGAATGACGAGTCCTTGACCGGTCGAGTGTCCGACATACCCGGCTGGGCGTCGGGCAAGGAAAGCAAACTGGTCCTGCTCGGTGCCTACCGTGAAGCCATTGAGAGTGGCGAATGCGTGAACAAGTCTAAGGAAGCCTTGCTGGAGACGCTTGAGTACATCTTCACGCCAGATGGCAGCATCGAACATGCCAGGGCTACCAACAAGATCGACCCGTCGGGAGCCCGAGCCAACCACGGCGACCGCGTAATCGCCGACGCCCTAGCTTGGAAGGGCATCACCTACCGGAAGTCCGGCCCACGGAAGATCGAGCCGGAGATTCCAGTGGGCTGCCTCGCATGGCGGAACAAAGTCAAAGAGAAGAAGAAACAGCTACCGAACCACGAACTTAGCGAAGAATGGAGCCGATAATGGATAGCATCCTCACCGACCAGCAGTTTTCCAAGTTGGACAAGTCTATTGACTGGTCAAACGCCCAACTCAAGTACATCCGTGACAAGCGAGTCGGGATCATCAAAGACTTGGTTGGTAAGCACTACATGACCAACGGCAGCAACGTCATTATGCCTGTCAACTCGCTGCGGCTTGCCTATAACATCCACGTTCGCTACCTTGCACCTCGCAACCCCCGTGGCATGTTTACTACGAAGATCGAGGAGCTGATGCCGACAGCCAAGAACTTCGAGCTGGCTGTCAACCAGATCCCCGACGAAATCAAACTTGGCAGCACGCTTCGCAAGATCGTCTCTGAAGCCATCGTCTCAATGGGCGTGGCTCGCTGCGGTCTTCATGCTGTCAGCAGCATCATGGGCTTCAAGTATGGGGAGCCCTTCGTGGAGTGCATTTCCATCGACAACTACTTCTGTGACCTGTCGGCGGAGTCATGGGAGCAGATCCAATATGAAGGGCACGATTATTGGATGGACTTTGAGGACTTCGAGCAAGCCGAGTGGCTGGACAAGGCCGAGAGAACAGACCTTAAGTACGACGTGGTAGAGACCACCGGCCCGCAGGGCGAGACCCTTGCCAAGAGCATCGGCAGCGGCAACAGCTCACCGGAGGTGTTCAAAGAGCGGATTCTGCTACGCGACGTGTGGTTGCCAAAGGAGAAGACCCTCATTACCTATGCGGTGAAGTCGAAGAAGATCCTCGCCTCGGTGACGCGAGAGGACGACGCCCCGCCCCCGTACTACAAGCTGGGCTTCATCTACGTACCGGGCAACTTGTTGCCTCTACCACCTGTCGCTGGGTGGAAAGACTTGAACGACGTGGGCAACGCTGTCTTCCGCAAGCTTGGTGCCTCAGCCGACGCCTTCAAAGAGGTGCTTGGTTTCAACAGCGGTGACGACAGCAACGTGGAAGCGTTCCAGCAAGCACGGCATGGTAGCGGCATCAAGTACACGGGTGCCCAGCCGCAGAGGCTGACGGCGGGTGGTATTGACAAGACCTCGTTGGCCTTCTACCTCCAGGTTAAGGAGTTGCAGTCGTACTTCTCCAACGGCATGGACAGCCTCGGCGGGCTGGCTCCCATGTCCTCGACCATCGGGCAAGACAAGCTCTTGGCCGATTCAGCCAGTG